CGGATCCGCTCGATGCCGTCTTCCTTCTTCCAGATATTCCAGCACTGCCGATCGTAGGCGATGCCGAACCGAATGTTGTTATGAGGCAGTGGGGAAGGAACGGTGCCGAGCTTTTTAGCCATGTCTGACTCAGTACCCGGCATCAGCTGCATGATACCGAACGCCCCCACCGGGGAGACCGCTTCCGGATTAAGTGACGATTCGGCGATACCCTGGGCCTTGAACCACTGCCACGGCAAGATTTGATAAAAGAACTCCAGGGCAGACACCTGGAAGTAGCGGTCGTAAATGTTTGGATATGTGCGTTGTCCCTTCACGCTTCCCCCATTGTCCTTGAACTGTGAACCAGGCAGCCGGAGCGGTCCAGGTTTGGACCACCCCGGCAACCAGGCGGAGATCAGAATGTCTGTGGTAACTTATAGGGGATTACGGGAGAGGCGGGTCAGTCTGAATTACTTCAGGAGTTTTAAAGCGGGGAAGGAAGGGGTGGTGTTTGGCCACCCCATCTGGAAGGAATTTGTTAAAACAGTTTCATCTGACGATCCTCGCCCGGCTGCTGCCCGAGGATCGTGTAGACATGGCGCTCGCTGAGGTTGTACTTGCGGGCCAGCTCGGTAACGGAAATGCCGCCGCGATCGTATCGCGCCCGGAGCTGCTTATCCCGCCAGCGGTTCAAATGCCGCTTGTGGCCGAAAAAGCAGGCGGTTGTACCGTTGAATAGCTCCGAGATCTCCAGCGCCGTCCGCACTCCGACCTTTTCCGCCAGCATCCGCAGATCGCCGTTCAGCTCATCAATTTCGGGCAGGCAGTCATCCGGCAGATCGTCAATCGAGTAGCTCATCTCAATTCCCTCTCAGTAAAATCCACGCCTTCACGAAGCCCCCAGGCTTTCAGGCTTTCGATCAGGATGTGGCAATCGGCACCATCGCACCATTTGAGGTTGTCGATGTGGGTCACTCGTTTAACATACGCCTGCAGGGCGCGATCGGATGAATTGCGGATAACCTTTGCCTTTGCCATGGTGATCCACATGGCTACGATCTTCCGATGCTGAGGGTCATCGTATTTTGGCGACATCTTTTTTGATGACCGCGCCTTCCAGCCCTTAGCCTTGAAGATTTCGAGCAACTTGTCGGCTTGAAATGGAGAAAGGTTTGACGAAGATTTGACCTTGAAATTGAAGCTGAGAATATCCCGGTAAATCTCGTCGGTGATGCCGAGTTCCTTCTTGGCGATATGGATCTTTTGACGCTGAGCTGTTGTCGGCGGCATTATTTGGTCACCTCCTGAACGGTCGACACATCGTCAGTCCATTGCATTGCACCGCCAAGAAGTTGAGCCGAGCAAGCAGGGCAGAGACTCTCATCGATCACTGCAACAGCTCCGCAGCCGCCGCACTTCATTTCATCCGATTTACTTTCCATTCTTCCATTTCCTCATCGGTCGGTTTGGTATCCCGCAAGCCTTGGACATATTGATCCAGCGGATTCGAGATGGCTGTCGGTACCCGGTTGTTATTGGCGGTTCGGCTGACCGGCCCCTTGTTTCGTTCGGCCTGGGAATCGGCCTGATCGGCCATATCCCAGGCGATCGATTTCAGATAATTATGATTCGGCATCGGTAAAGTTAGACGGAAACGCTGCTCGACCATCTTCTCAATTGCCTGCACCCAGATCCTGGGCGGGCACGGACGAGCGACCTTATGATCGATCTCGACATGACCGGCGGCAACCAGCTGCTTAATTTCAGTCAGCAGCCTGGTTGCCTTTTTGGTCTGCATGGCCCGACCAGCCACAGGCCGGAAAAGGCTGAGGTAATGGAAGACTACAGGCTGAATTTCCTTCGGCAGATCGACCAGGACACCGCAGAGCTGCCGGTGTTCGGTCTCGGAGAGGAACCATTCGATCGGTGCGACGGTCCCGCATGTTTGGCATGTTCCGTTCATATCTTTTTCCACTGGCAGATTTTTCCGGTACGCCAATCCTTGCACCAGTCTCCTCTTGCCTTGCGGCACCATTCCACAGGACAGCCTGATCCTGCTGGGTAAGCGATACAGCCTGGGAGTTCGACGGGTACGTCTCTCCCTGGCTTTTGTTTTGTCTCTTCTTTCACCATCACTTACCTCCATTCTCTTGGTGCAACCGGCAATTTTTGGCAATCTCTTGGTCGCTCAAGACGACGGTACCGTCATCGTCAGGGCCATTCAGCCCGGCAAACGCATCACCCCTGACATAGTTTCTCGCAGGCCTGCCGCTTTGCCTCGGATCCCGTTTAAGGAATTCAACGACATACTCCTGACCGCCGATATTGCTAAACAGAATCATTTTCGATCCTGGCCTTATTCGATTAGCTTTCACCTCAAACCCTCCGTTCAGGCTGCTTTTCAAACCGGAGGAACCACCCTCCGATGACCCCGGCATGCCGGGGTTTCGCTTTGTTATTTGGACGTGACAAAATCCCATTCTTGCAGATTCGCAACAATTTCATCGAAACCAGGTACCGAGAATTCGTCTCCAGGATTCATAGTTTCTTTGTTGATTTCGTCTCTCAAAAACATCCCCACGTTTTTTCTGATTTCGCCGATATTCGTGTTAGTGCTGAAATCTTCGAGCAGCTCATTCATATCGACCAAAACCTTAAAACTGACTGTCACTACCAATGGCCTCAGTTCTTTCATGATCTACCTCCCCAGATATCCGCAGTTAACAGCCGACCCTTTACCATTCGTATACGAGCCCAGGTAATGCCCACACGTAACCTTCTTCGTCGGATCGGTGATCATGCTCACACAGACACATTCCAGCGGACAATCCGCCACGGTGCAGGCTGAGGTGATAACCGCCATCCGCCGCACGCCTGCCTCTTTGGTATCGATCGATGCCATAATCACACCCCCGCAACGTCAAGGGGGATCTGCTCCCAGCGGTCGGTATCCTGCACTCGCTCGTAGATCCGCACATACTCCCGACTGCCGGCAACAGTAAGACTGTCGTTGATCGCGGCCATGGCCCGCAGCCACCGCTCATCCTCGATATTGAATTTCCGCAAGGAAAGGATCCGCTTGGCGTTGACATTACCCGCCCGATCGACAGAGAAGGCGTCGTTCACCAGGGCCTTCAGTTCAGGCCCGGACGAAGCGGTCCACTCATTGAGACATTGGTCGATCAAGTCCTTCGCCACCTGCAGCCGCTCATCAAAGACAAACGACTCGGCAACGGCCCGCATTACCCGGTACCGGCCGTCAAAGCTCATCAGCGTCACGTTCCCCTTGTTGCCGCCCAGGCTGGTGTCATACTCCGAGGCTGACAGCTCGATAAACTGCTCGATCTCCTCAAACGCCGAGTTTTTAAACACCTGCAGCATAGCCTTGACATCCTTCGCTTTGGCCACCAACGCCTTCACCAACTCATCCCTGATCTTGTCGATATCCTTCACCATCGACTCCGGCACCAGATGGCCCCTGGCGTCTTCCATGTATCCTTCCGGGATCTGCTTCTTACGCTCTTCCATATTTCCCTCCAGTCAGCTCAAAACTTTTCCGTTTCGAATCGAGATAATCACGAGCCCTCAGCACAAACGCTTCAGCCGCCAGCATGGCCACCTGGATCTGTCCGTCATTCATCTCCTCGGCATCATCAAGTTCCCCGCCCAGCAACTCATGAAGGGCAACACCACTGCTCACCACATCCTCACGCAGTGCAATCAATACCCGCTGCATACAGGGATGATCGGGAGTGATATTGCTCAGCATGAGCAATAAATCGATTTTCATTTCCTTGATTTTTTTTGACGCCTCATCCATCCCGGACACACTCACCGCAGGCTGGATCTCGTTCAGTTTGACAATCATTTCCTTTGCCATTTCAGCTATTGCAAACATGGTATTACCCCCTAAAATCGCATTTACGGCAGGCCATATACAGCCGGATCGTCGCCGGGTTGCCTGCCGATGTTATTCGTTGAGCACGCTGGTAGGTGTTCGCACACTGCCCCGGCTCGATCTGGCCGAGAATAGGGCAGGTGACCAGACCGTCATTGCCGTAAAACTTCATTATTTTCATCTCGATCGCATCCGTTGACGCGCCGTATTTATCATTGAGAACCTGACTAAGAGTGGTCGAACTGATCCCCAGCTCGGTTGTCACCTCGGCCCGGCCCTTCATATCGACATGGCGCTGAAGGATTGCCTTACATGAATCACTGAGCATCGTTTTTGACCTCCGGAATTATCGGCCGTTTCGGCCCAGGGTCTTTTATCAGCATATAGACCTGCTGACGGCTGTCTTTGCCGGTAATCCGCAGGTACCCGTCTCTAACGAGCAGCTTGGTGAAGTCCTCACAGCTGCCGAGGCCCGCGCCGGAGAGACGAACCAACTCCTTCCGGGTAAAGCGCCGTCTAGCCCGGATCAACCGCCACATCTTATCACGCAACGTGTCCCGCTTTGGCTGTGGGATAAACTCTTCAAGGATCGGTTTTTCCAGAATCTTCCACGTCGGATTTCTTCTCGCCCGGCCTACCTCGCCGAACTTCGGCGGCACCTTGTTATCCTCGACCTCTTCCAGATTCCCTTCCCGTACCAGCCGGTCCATGACCCGCAAGACCGGCTTGCGCGGCCGGTCAGCGCCACTGATAACCTGCTCCAGCGACACCAGTTTCCCCTCTTTGAGTTTTATGAGAAATTCGATGACTGGTTCCAATACTGTCATGCTACCCTCTCGCCTCGAAGGCCTTGAGATGCGCACTGGTGATTGACTCCAGCTTGTTCCTCGCGGCCAGTTGCTCGGCCCTGGTGAACCAGGTCGCGGTCAGCCGAAGCTTGCCCTTGCCGGACTGAGCGATGTAATCGATCGCGCATTCGGAAAGGTTGGCGCTGCAGATCTCCTCGGCCAGGTCGGCGATCTCGTCACGAGCAAACAGCTCGAACTTGACCACGGCCGTGAACCTGTCATAAAGATGACGAAAACGCTTAAGCTTTGCGTCGACGTTCTCCATGCCCATCATGATAATCGGCGTATTGGTCATGTCATTGATATCCCGCAGGACCTCGACCGCACCACCTCTGATCAGGTAGTCGACCTCGTCGATAATGATCGGCCGGGGCCGCTCAATGAGCTGCTCTACTATTCGATTGAATAGTTTGTCGGTGGAAAACTCCGGTGCCTCTCCCAGTTCGGCCACGATGTTGGCCAGCAGCGACCGCCGTGAGCTGATGTCCCTTGCCCTGATATAGGGGACATCGTTCTGCGCGGCGTACCACTGGCCGACATCTGTCTTGCCGGTACCGGGAGGGCCAAAAAAAAGGCCGTTGCCGATCCTGCCCTTGATCGGTGTGTTGACCACCTCAACGCCATGCAGAAAGCGCTTAACGTTCTTGGTGATTGCAAAATTCTCGGTCATGCTTTAATTTCCTCCTTGTTGTGAAGCTTTACTTTTAAGGCCGGGTGTTACCGCACCCGGCCGCTCTTTTATGCATTAGCCCGATGCTGTTCTTCCAGGCCGACCTTCTTCCTTAAATCTCCCTGCAAGGCCATGTAGCTCCGGCCGTTTGCCGAATCGTAATACTTGTTCAAAAAGTCGAATTCCCATTTGGTGAGCTTGCGTTTTCCCCGCCTGGTCTCGGTCCAGATCTGATCGTAGGTGTCGGCGTCCGAGCGCAGCAGAATCACTTTTTCCGCTTTCTTTTCCGGCTTAATGGCGGCAAGTTTCTCCTCGTTAAGAGATATGGTTATCGGGTCCGGCCCGGCGTTCAGCCGGGTGAT